AAATAAAGAATATAGAAAAGTATTTAATGATCTATATACAGAAGTAGATAAACTTTCTAAAAACTCTATCGTATATGTAGGTGGTGATATTGTACATAATAAAACAGATATATCTCCTGAGTTAATAGAATTGACGTCTGAATTTTTAAAGAACTTAGCAGATCGCCGTCACACTATATTAATAACAGGTAATCATGATGCTAACTTAAATAATTCTAGCAGAATGGATACGTTGACCCCTATTATAGAGGCAATGAATCATCCACAATTACATTATTTAAGAGATTCGGGTGTATATAAATTAGCCGATGTACATTTTACAGTATTTGGTATATTCGATGACCCAAAAACTTTTATTAAAGCCAGTAGCTTTTCTGCTGAAACTAAAGTTGCATTATTTCATGGAGCAGTAAACAATAGTTTAACAGATATAGGATTTAAAGTTTCAAATGAAAATCTGCCGCTATCTATGTTTGATGGATACGATATGGGAATGCTTGGCGATATACATAAAAGACAATTCTATAATATAGATCAAACAGTTTTACAAGTAGGAAGTTTATTACAGCAAAATCATGGAGAATCTTTTGACAAACATGGTTGTGCTATTTGGGACGTTAAAACTAGAAAAGCAACCTTCGTAGATTTTAAAAACGACTATGGACACTATACAATAGAAGTAAATTCAGGAGTGTTATCAGACATAAGCGATATACCTAAATATCCAAGAGTTAGATTAAGTACCGCTAATTGTACTAAAGCAGAAATTCAAGCAGCCATAATAGAAATTAAAAAACATTGTACTACATCTGATCTAGTTATAAAGAAAAATATAACCGACGAACAAAAACAAGCGATCAAACATAATTTACTTAAAGACGTTTCAGATGTAGCATATCAAAACACATTGTTAGAAGATTTTGTTTCTAGAACTTCAACAACAGATCCAACGATATTAGAAAAAGTAAAAAACATAAATAACACATTAAATAGAAAATTATTAGTTGAAGATAAGTCAACAGACATATCTTGGAAACCAAATTTATTTAAGTTTTCAAACATGTTTAATTACAGAGAAGACAACGAAATAGATTTCAATAATATAAAAAACGTAGTAGGAATTTTTGCTCCAAACCATGCTGGTAAGTCAGCTGTGTTTGATTCTCTTATGTTTTGTTTATTTGGTAAGTGTTCTCGTACAACATCTGGCAAAGCTGTTTTAAACAGTAAAAAATCTAAGTTCTCGTGTTCGCTTGATCTAGAAGTAGATGGTACAAAATATGTAATAGAAAGAACAGGTGTCAATAAAGTAATGTCGTATTATGAAATATTTAGAAATACAGTTGATTTCTATATGATAAACGATGAAGGAGAAAAGATATCGCTTAACGGAGAACAAAGAAAAGATACTGATAAACAAATTCAAAATTTAGTTGGAACATACGAAGATTTTGTTTTAACTTCTATGTCTGTTCAAAATAACAATACAGGATTTGTTACAAAATCGCAATCTGAAAAGAAAGATCTATTAACAACGTTTTTAGATTTAACTGTGTTAGAAGAACTATATAATCTAGGTAAAGAAGAAGTGAAATCTGTAGAAGTTTTATTAAAGCAATTTGAAAAAACAGATCATGCTCAATTATTAGATGATGCTACAACAAATATAGAAGCTGCTAATTCTAAATATGAAAAGTACGAAATAGAAAAAGCAGAATATACAGTTAAGTTAAACGATATATTACAAACAATATCAGATATAAAATCGAAAATTAAAGCAGAGGTTACAAAAGAAGATATAGAAGATTTAAACAATAGCGAAGTAAACCTTCAACAAACAAGAGAAGCTTTAGAAGTTAAGTTAAACATGTATAAAGAATATAGTGTAACTAATGCTGATGCTCTATATAAAATATCTTCGCAATTAGAAAAACAAAACATAGATATATTAAAAGCTGATCAACTTAAAAGCAACGCTGAAACAATAGTAAACAGAGGTATTCAAAAAGAATTAGACATATTAAAAGTAGATATAAAAAACAAACTAAATATAGTATCTAAATTAGATACCCATGAATACGATCCTAACTGTAATTATTGCTGTGATAACGAATTTGTTAAGGTTGCGCAAAAAGCTAAATCAGAATTAGAAGGAGATAGATTGTTGGTAGCTGATGTATTAGATAAAAAATCATTGTCTGATGATATAATATTTGCTTTGTCTGGAGTAAGCGGTTTAATAGAAATTTATAATACAAATATATTAGAGAAAAACAAATACGAAAAGTATAATTCTGAAATAGCTCTAAAATCAGCTAATGTTTCACATGCTTTGTCTACTAATGTTTCTGATATAGCTAGAAACGAAAAGAAAATACAAGCTTATTACAAAAACGAAGAAGTAATAAAACAAAATAAAGAATACGAATTAATATTACAAAAACACATTTTAGATAAAATAGAATGCGAAGCTGATTTATCTGGTATAGCAACTGATTTGCAAACTACGTATGGAGATATACAAGTAAGCAAACAATCTATAGATACTATAAAAGACAATATTAAAAGAGCTCACGAACTAGAAATACAATTAAAAGCATACGATGTTTATTTAAAAGCAATGCACAGAGATGGATTACCATATGAAATTATGGCTAATATAATACCTATATTGCAAGACGACGTAAACGATATACTAGAAAGAATAGTAGATTTTAAAATAGAATTTAACGTTGACGGCAAAAATATAGAAAGCTATATAGCTTACGATAACGACAAATGGCCTTTGGAAATGACATCTGGTATGGAAATGTTTTTGTCTTCGCTAGCAATCAGAGTAGCTTTAACAAGTATATCTTCTATTCCAAAACCTAATTTCTTAGTTATAGACGAAGGATTTGGTAATTTGGATGCTAAGCATATAAATACGCTTGAATTGTTATTCGATTATTTAAAATTAGAGTTTGATTTCATAATGATAATATCACATATAGATACAATGAGAGATATGGTGGATACTCAACTAACAATAGATACGTCCGAATCTGGTAGTCGCTTAATCGCATAAGGGTATATTTATAGAAAACAACATCATAAAGTGGATAATATATGCGAAAAAAAATACCAAACCAAAAAATAAAAGTAGAAAGATTACAATACGAATCTCTAATAAATGAAACAATATTTAGAAATTTGTACAATCAACAAGTATACTTTGTAGATACAGATTTAAAGTCTAAAAATTATTTTAAGCTAGGATTCAATTCCGATATGATCTTTACAGCAGGTAAAAATCTAATCAGAATACAAGGAAAACCAGGAATGCTTGCTGTTAATACTCCGCTATTAATAGAAGCAGTAGATAGAACAGGATTACCTTTAAAGACAAGTATATACGATTTAAAAAATGAAACATCAGACAAAGTAATATGTATTGAGGTACACGAAGCAACTCCTCCAGGAGATATTAGATTAACGCTAGTAGGATCTGCACTTAGAGATCCAAATGGTAAACAATTACCGCCAGCTTGGCAAAATGAGATGAATTTCAAGTGGTCTCAAACATTCGAAGCTAGACCTTTTACCGCCAATAGATCTGATATATTATTTAACGAGGAAACAACACCAGTTATAACAATAAACGAAGTTATAAAACCTTACAACAAATTAATATACAATCAAGAATTAGTTACAACAATGGGTGGTACAACATCTAATAATACTACATCTAGATATAGATTGCAAACAGGTCAAAACACTCGTTCTAAAATATCATATAGAAAATCAGGAGGACATTATTTTATTACTGCTCACGCCTTTGAGAACAACATCTTGGATTTCGGCGGATTTACAAAAGATATGGTTGGAGGAGTTTTAATAGTAGCCGAACCTCTTAATCCACGTCCTAGATCTGTAGCAGGTTATGATGCTCCTCAAGTGTACTCACCTAAAGAAACAGGCGATGGTTTTAGAATAGTAGTTCCGATAGATGCTCCATCTGGATCTTTGCCTACTACAACTTCAGGTACGTGTTGGTCAGACGAATCAGAAGATCAATTTAATACAGAAGTATATATAGCAGGAGCTTATCAAACAGTAGTTTTAGAGTTTATATCTCCGTGGGAAATTAGAGTCAGAGATCCTCATACAACATGGCAAGGATTAAAAGAAGAAACGCACAGATTATTTGAACACACTGAATTTCAACCTTCGATGTATAGATTAATTTGGAATCAAAAACCTCAGTCTTGCAAACCAACTCCTTTACATGAACAAACATCTTCTTATGGAGTATATGAATCTATGAAGAATTCGTATGCTCATGTAAAATTAACGAATTTAACTCCTGCTTCTGGAGACGTTACTAGAATTAAAAGTTATACAAGAAACAATCAATCTCCTGCTGATTGGAGGCTAGTTTCAGATATGACAGTTAGTGCAAAAGAAATGTTGTTTTGTGATAAAGAAACATGTACAACTCCTTCTGGTGATTTTTCTAGGTGGGGAGTAGGCGACGAAGGAATTATAGGTGTGTTACCTTATTGGGACGCTGAAGGAATTGGAAACTTTGGCGGAAATCTTGCTGATCCCGCACTATCTTTATACTATCAACAAGGAGCAGACGATGCACCACCAACACCTGATTCTTTGGTTGTAGGTAATAACAGTGGTTCCACAAATCTAACAGGCGATAATCACTGGATATTATATTCTAAGATATTTCCAAAATTTAAAAAAGGAAAGATGTACCAGTTAGAAATAAGTTCTGTTTCTACTAAGACGCAACCAACAGCTTGGTTACCTAGTACAGAACCTTTAGGTGATCCAAGTATAGAAGTTTATTTATCGGGATCTAGTTTTATAGACGACATAAACGATAAATATAATTATGGTAAAAAAGTAGGTAGTATACAAACGGCTGCCGATAAAGAAAAACACGTAGAACAAGATAGATATAACAAAGATTTAACTAAAGGATATAAGTTTCTTTTTGTAGCAGACGAAGACGGAAGCGGAAAACCGCTTATTAAAATAAATTCAGGATTATGGCAATTTTGGAATATATCTCTAAAACCATTAGATCTTTTCGGGTTTACTCCAGAAGAGTTTGAAATAACTTTTCCTACTGAAAAAACAGATGTAAAGGAAAGCGAAGCTATAGATTTTAAGTTTGAATTTTATAACGACTATGGAACTATAGCGAATTATACTGCGGAAATAAACAATATAAATTGGGAAAACGAACATACAGCTGTTTTCGATAATATAGTTGTAAATAAATTATATGCAGATTTTTTAATATCAACATCTAGTATTGAAAATTTACAACCAGTAACTTTTAGCGCAGGTATTTACGTCGAAGGAGATACTACTATTGGAACACATTGTACTCAATCGTTAATATTAAATGCCGATGTACAATTACCATGCTTAGAAAATAGCGATGGTAGACTTGTAACGTACGACCCAAATACAGATAGATTGACTTATTCAACGACTATGTCTCAAAATTTCGGAGCAGCTACAACCTCGCTGGTACAACAAAGTTGGAACACACTTGTAGGAGATATTGGAAACGTCCAAGCAGCAGGTTTAAACTCTACCTTAACAATAGTAGGAGACGGAGGACTAATAAAAACATGGTCAACAGGATCTAATTTTGTAGTAGGGGAAAACTCAACACCGACATTTAGCACTCCAGTTACAGCATCTGCCGGCTTTAGTTCGCCTTCTAGCTCTTATTTCAGTGGTTCGGTATCTATGTCTGGAAAGATAGATATTGGAATTTGTTGTACAGACGATGTAACAATTAGAGGAGATATAAAAATGAAATGCTTGGATCATTGGAGCGCTCCAGAATACGTGCTTAGTTACGATTATCCTACAAGAACAGTTTATTATTCAGATATGCCAACAGGCGGAGGAACTTCCACTGTTAACGGTTGCGGTACTGCGTTTACTACAATAGGTTACGATCTTAATGCAAATTGGGCAGAAGGCAATCCTATCTCTATTTTTACAGCAAGCAGTTGTAACGATAGATTTTATCTTCTTCCGGGAGAAGGTGTTCTTTTTGCTACATATTCACAAGGAACAGACGACGGATTAGTAATATCTGCTCCTAGACTAGATAATGCGTGGAGTTTTATTGTTGCAGATAATGGTACTGGCGGAAACATTTTAAATCACGATGAGACTTTATTTATTACAGGATCTGGAGGAATTGTAGTAGAAGCAGGATATTCTCAATCTGGTGGCGCAAGTGTAGTAGTTGTAGAAATAGACGGTTCAGCAATTACTGCTACAGGAGGAGTATCATCCATTAGTTCAACTGATGGTGTCGATTCTACAGGTAGAGCTATAACAGCTAATACTAATGCTCTTGGTGCTGTAACAGTAGATGTGTTTGCTTACGATGGCGGTACTAACATAGGATATGTACCATCGGGATCTGGTGGAGACAATAAAAAATTCTTAAATGGTGCAGGAGATTGGACAATAGTTTCACCTAGTGGTTTAACTTCGATAGCAGCATCAGGAACAACTGGTTTAACTGTTCCTATAACTGCAACTACAGTAGGAACAGCCACTACTATAAGAGTAAATCAATTTGGTGGAGCTAACTCAGTAGGATATGTACCTTCATCGTTAGGAGAAGATCAAAAAAATGCTTTTTTAAGGGCAGATGGAACTTGGGAAGCGCCATTAATTTCTGGAAATTATCAAACTAGTTTTAAATGGCACGGAATAGGAGTCGGAGATGCTGATGGTTGGTATTCGTACGGCAATGTTACCAGCCAGGGTTTTTGGAATTTTAATCAGTATGGTGATCCGGGACAAATGGTTGTACCATTAGGCGTTACAAATCCTGCATTTTGGTCACCAGCAGTAGCATTTGGAGCTACTATATTTAACAATGCTTTGCCGCAAGGAGCATCAACTGGTTGCGCTAAATCAGCGACAGCCAATAGACTATGTCATGCTCATTTAACATTTATAAGCAACAATCCTGGATCTTACACAATAGAACTTTTTAAATGGGATCCTTGTAAGACTGGAACTACTATTGTAAAAGTCGGAGGAACAACTACAAATCAGAGTGGCGGGTCCGAAGAAGTTGTATGTTCAGATTTTAATCTTGATCCTGCCGAAACCCAATTAGTTGGTACCCAAGCTTTATTTTTCGCTGTCAGCACTAAATCCCAAAACATACCAAACACAAAAACATCTGCTATGATAGATTTAAGATGGCAGTACGAAACAGCACCGGCTGTTCCACATCATGGCGCATAATGATATTTATATATGACTACTAAAACAACATGGGAAAAAGCAAACTTTAAATGGGAAGACAATTTCTATCTATGGAACTTAGTAGAAATAGTAGATAAATCAGTAGAAACTATCGCTACGCAGTCAGCTGTAAAAAGTTTTAAAAAAGAAAGAAGATATTGGAAAGACGAACGCAACAGAAAGCACTACTACTGGCGCAATAAAGCAAAAGAATAAATAATGGCACTACCAAACTTATCAGGCTCTAATATACAAGATACATATCAGCGCATACTGCACATAGAAAACGATGTCGTTTACGACGGTACTGGAAGTGTAGTGTTTAACATTGAAACTGTAGCACAAGAAATACAGGAAGTATTACCGCAAGCAGTTCACAAACGAGGCGATGGAACTTTAATAATTAAATATGAAAAAATAGTTCCATTGTTAATCGAAGGTATAAAGAAACAGCAAAAACAAATAGACGAACTAACCGCAGAAGTTAACAATATTAAATCAGCATTTGGAGGAGAATAAAAGATGACAAAATTTAACGATAGAGCTTGGAGACGAGAACTAATAAAAGAAATAGATCTTAATGAAGGAGTGTACGATCAAGGTATATTTAAAGCAGTGTTTACTGCTGGAGGACCAGGAAGCGGAAAATCATTTACTGCATCAGAACTATTTGGAATTCCAACTACTATGCCTTTCGTTTCTGCCGATGGATTAAAAGGTGTAAATTCAGATTCAACACTAGAAACATATCTTAAAAAAGCTGGACTAGGTGCTGACATGGAAAAGATGGGGCCAGTAGATTATGCTAAAGCTCAAGAATTAAGAGCAACTGCTAAAAACGTTACAGCAAAAAGAATGGTAACATATATTAATGGTAAGCTAGGTATGCTTATCGATGGAACAGGCAAGAACTTTGCAAAAGTAGAAAAGAAACAAAAATTATTAAGATCTATTGGATACGATTGCTACATGGTATTTGTTAACACATCTTTAGAAGTAGCACTAGAAAGAAATAAAAAAAGAGCTAGAGTCGTACCCGAAGATATAGTTAAAAGTTCTTGGAAAGAAGTACAAAACAACTTAGGTAAATTCCAATCTCTATTTGGCAGAAGTAATTTACTTGTTGTAGACAATTCTACATATGAAAAGTTTCCAGACGCAGTTGTATCAGCAGCTAACGCATTTGTAAGAAAGCCAATAAAAAATCATATTGCAAAAGCGTGGATAAAAAAAGAGTTAGAGGTAAGAAAGAAATGAGCTTAGGTAAGTGGATAACAGATAAATTATTAGAACAAACTAAGGTAAAACATGTTGTTGCTATATATCCTGGTAGATTTCAACCGATGGCAAAACATCATGTTAAAACTTACAACTGGTTTGCAAAGCAGTTTAAAGATGTTTATGTAACAACGTCAGGCAAAGTATCACTACCTAATTCTCCATTTGATTTCAGCGAAAAGAAAAAGATAATAAATTCTCTAGGTATTACAAAGTTAGTAAAAGTATCTAAACCTTATTCTGTTTCAGAAATGCTAAGTAAATACGATCCAGAAACCACAGCAGTTGTTTTTCTGGTTGGAGCAAAAGACAAAAATAGACTTTCTCACAGTAAGTTTTTTCATAAATGGAATGGAACTGCTGAACTAGGATATAAGGAGGGAGCGTACGTAATTACTGCACCTCATATTTCTTTGTCGGTACCGGGATACGGTGAAATGAGTAGTACTGCAATAAGAAAAGTCTTAGGCGATCCTACAATAGAAAACAAAGAAAAACAAAAATTGTTTAAAGATATATTTGGTAGCAATAAAAATTACGATCTAATAGTAAATAAACTTGTAAAATTAGGAGAAGTTATAGAAGGTTTTTGTCATTCATTTGATATACCTAATTTGTTAAAAGAAAACAATAGCGTTTCTGGAGGAAACACTGTCGACGACGGACCTAGAGGTTATTGGGGCAACCAAGCTTCTTGGAAAAAGTTTGGCAAGAACATAGAAAAATATATAAATCCTGGAATGGAAGTCTTAAATTATCTCACAGGTACAGAAGAATTCTTCGACCACAAAACAGAATTTAAAAAAGATATGTCAGGAGGACCAACAGGAGCAGTATCTTACTTTCCAGTTGGTATACCTGGAGGATATGGTGGTACTAATCGACTTAAAGATAAAAAAGGAAGAGCAGCTTTTGATCGCTGGGCTAGTTGGTCTAAATATATAGCAACTAGTGTAGGATATGAATTTGTAAATTATCTAGGTGCAGAAATATCTATAAAACAAAATAAAAAAGAGCCTATGAAATTGGCTAAGTCCGGTGAGTTAATGAAAGAAAACTTGTTGTCAGAAGGAATAAATGATAAACATATTTTCAAAGCAGTCTTTTTGGCTGGAGGACCCGGAAGTGGAAAATCAAGTGTAGTAGATGCTATCTTTAATAACCCAGACGAATCGCAAGTAAAATCATTAACATCAACAGGATTAAAAGTAATAAATTTAGATATTGCTTTCGAGTATTTAAAAAAGAAACATAAAATTCCTGTTGATGCAGAAACTTTTACTAAAGAGCAGAACTCAATGGCAGGCAAGTTAATGTATCAGGCAAGAATGATAGCTCAAAAACAAATGAACTTTTATTTAGATGGCAAATTAGGAGTTATAATAGATGGAACAGGAGGATCATACAATCCAATAGCAAAAAAGAAAAAGATGTTAGAAGATCTAGGATATGATTGCTATATGATATTTGTAGATACTACAATGAAAACAGCTATGCAAAGAAATCAAGATAGAAACAATAGAAGACTACACGATAAAGTAGTTAAACGTTCTTGGAAACAAGTACAAAGTAATAAGAAAGCTTACAAAAGTTTGTTCGGTGGAAATATGAAAGTAGTATCTACAGAAAGCAGGCAACCAGGTGAGTTACCTAGAGGTGCTCAATCACATGCAATGAAGTTTATAAATAGTGCAATACAAAATCCTATCGCTAAGAAATGGATAGCTGTTGCTAAAAAAGTTATGGAGTAATATGAAAAAAGGAATAAAGAAAAACACAGTTCAAAGAATGAGAAATTTAGTTACAGGTGATTACTCGTCTAAAACTATTATACAATCGGGTTACAACAAAGAAACTATTTCTAAGAAAACAGAAGGTGATCGATGGGAAGAGCGCGGCAAAACGTGGACAATAAAAAACGGAATAAAACAAACAGTAACAAAATTAGATGCGGCTAGAGAATATTCTAGAATACCTGCTCACTGTCCTAAGTGTGATACTAAAATGAATAAGACTCAACACAAGTTTATGTATCAAAGATTTAAACATTGTTTATTTTGCCAAACAAACGAAGAATTTGAAATGAGAGCAGCTGGTACGTACGACGCATGGGCAGACTCTATGATAGCAATAAATTTTGAAAAGTGGTTGTATAAATCTAGGGAAGAGTTTAAAGAATGGCTTAAATCTAGAAAATCAAAGGCACAAATAGCAGAATCTGGACAGATCGAAGACTGGAGTGGAGGTAAATCAGACGAAGCTTTAATAGAAGAATTTGATATTTATATTGAACAAGAACAACAAAAACTAAAAGATACAGTATCTACAAAACAAGAGAAGTTATGAAAAAGATAATATTAGGAATAGTAGCATTTATAGGATTTGCACTATTAGTATTTAAAAAATCTAACAAAGCAAAAGCTATAGATAAAAAAATAGATACTAACAAAAAAGAAATAGACAAGGTACAAGCAAAAGAAACAGTTTTAGTTAAAGAAAAAAAGGCAACTAAAAAGAAAGTTAAAAATACTAAAGCTAAAATCAAAGCAACTACTGTTAAAAAGAAATCTACTAAGTCTGCTGTTAAAAAAGCAAAAGACTTTAAAAACAAGTATAAGTCGTAAATGAAACAATTAATAGTTATACTAATATCTTTGGCATCACTTAATACTTTTGCTCAAGATACACTACGTATTCCTCAATCTGAAATAGACGACATCATCTCGGTGATGGATACATTGATAGAACAAGATTCTATTAATAACGTTTTAATAGAACAGCAAAAAGAACAAATAGCTAACTATGAATTATTAACGAAACAAGATTCTATGTTGTTATCTTTTAAATCTGTACAAATAAATTTATACAAAGAACAAACAAAGTTATACGAACAAAAATTAAGGTTATCTGACAAATGGTGGAACAAGCGTCCATTCGGTTATATATTAGGAGTAGCATCTACAATATTACTAATACATACGATAGACTACGCACTACCAAGATAATCTATATTTATATATAGATGAACAAAAAATCACTTAAAAAAGCTCTAGCCGAAGAATACTTATTGTGTTCTAAAGATCCTGTATATTTCATGCGAAAGTATTGTTATATACAACATCCGATGAGAGGCAAGATTAAGTTTGAACTATACGATTTCCAATCTTCGGCACTGCAAGAAATAAAAGATAATCGTTACAGCGTAATCTTAAAATCTAGACAGATGGGTATATCTACATTAACTGCAGGATATTCTTTGTGGGCTATGGTATTTCAAGAAGACTTTAATGTCTTGGTAATTGCAACAACCCAAAATACAGCTAAGAATCTTATTACAAAAGTAAGAGTAATGAATGATTTATTGCCTTCTTGGTTAAAAATGAAAAAAGAAGAAGACAATAGATTATCTCTTAGGTATGCTAATGGTTCTCAAATTAAAGCTGCTTCAAGTTCGCCTGATGCTGCAAGATCTGAAGCGTTATCTTTATTGGTAATAGACGAGGCCGCTTTTATAAACAATGCAGACGATGTATGGACTTCGGCTCAACAAACATTATCAACAGGTGGACGATGTATAGCTTTATCTACGCCAAACGGAACAGGTAATTGGTTTCACAAAACTTGGGTAACTGCAGAAACAACCGATTCAGATTGGAATCCTATTTTATTACATTGGACTCAACATCCAGACAAAGATCAAGCGTGGAGAGATAAACAAAATAGCTTATTAGGTGAAAAGATGGCAGCTCAAGAATGTGATTGTGACTTTATTAGTTCTGGTAATACAGTAATTGCAGGAGAGTTAATCCAATGGATGGCCGATAATACAGTGCAAGAACCTATAGAACAAAGAGGCGCTAAAAAAGAATTATGGATATGGAAATACCCAGAACAAGATAAAAGATATATAGTTTCTGCCGATGTAGCTCGAGGAGACGGAAAAGATTATTCTGCGTGCCACGTAATAGAAGTAGATACTATGGAGCAAGTTGCAGAATACAAAGGTCATATTCACACTAAAGAATTTGGTAACATGCTAGTCAACCTAGCAACAGAATATAACGAAGCTTTATTGGTAATTGAGAACGCAAACATAGGTTGGGCAGTACTACAACAAGTAATAGATAGATTTTATCAGAACTTATATTATACATACAAACACGACGGCGTCGTAGATCCAGAAGTACACTTAGGGAAAGGATAC